CTGCCGGCGCCGGGGCCGGCGATGCGCCACCGCTTCCGGCGCCGGCACCACCGGCCGAACCTCCGCCAGCCGCGCCGCCGAACCGAGGCGAGATCTGCGGCGACACCGAGAAATTCCACATGGCCCGAATAGCCTCGGCCGCGGACTTCGACTCCGCGACCGCCTTGGCGCTCTCGCTAGCAACGGCGGCGCTTATCCGCGCCATCGTGTTCTCAGCAACGGTCGCGGCCACCGGCGGCACCGGCGAATAATTGCGCGGATCGGCATTGCTGGCCTTACGGTGACCAATCTGCGGAGGCTTGAAACCGGGTACGGGGGAATAGTTTCGATCTTCCGGTTTCGCAGACGCCGGACCGCGCAAGGTTGGCGGATATAGCTTACGGTGCGCCTCTTCGGCTTCGCGAACTCGGGCGGCATGCTCACGTAGCGCCCGTGCGTGATCCGCGCTTTGGAAACGTCCAGGAAATCGCGACTTCGGCGGTACCGGTGGCACCTCCTTCGTCGCGTTGATCTTCTCCTTCTCGCGCTGCCAGTACTCCTTGCTGGTGAAGGGATTGTTGCCGCCGTTCACCAGCTCGCGGGCGCTGTCCATGAAGCCAGCGATGCCTTCGAGGATCTTGACCGCAGGTGTCGCTTCAGCGACGAATTTGCCTACAGCCACGCTCGCCGCCGACCAGGAGTTAGCCAGCCGGTCGATCGAAGCCTGGGCGTCGTTCGTTACCCGCACGATATCGTTGTCGATGGTGCCAACTGCGCCGGATTGGATCTCAGACCGCAGCTCGCGGAATTCCTTCTTGAGGTTGATGAGCGCGCTGATCGCCGTGCGCGAGTCGATCTCGCCGAACAGCTTCGGCAACTTGGCCATGTCACCCTTGAGCGCCTTCTCGGTCAGCTCGACCAGGACGTCGAACAGCGGCCTTCCGGCCGCAGCACCTTTCTTCAGGCCTCCTTCGAGATCGACACCCATCTTCTTGAAGTTGTTCTGCACCTCCGTTGTGTTGATCTTGGCGAGCAAGTCGCGGATGCCGTTGAACGTGCGCTCCGCGTTACCGGCCTCTTTCCGGATGATCTGCGTGGCGGCAGCCAGATCAGCTAGCTTCTCCGGTCCCTTCTGACCGACGTTAGCCCATGCGGCGGCAAGCTGGGGGAAGTACTGAGCCATGTCCTTCAGCTCGAACTGGCCCTTCTTGCCGGCATAGGCCAGCCGGTCGAAAGCCGCCGGAAGGTCGGCAAGAGCGAACTTTAAGTTCGTCATCATCGTGCCGGCCGAGTTCGACATATCCTCGATCGACGCGCCAGACGCCTGCGCGGCCTTAACAATCGCATCCATCATGCCGAGCGCTTCGGGCAGCTCCTTGCCCTGGGCCACCAGCGCTTCGAGGCCTTTGAGCGCTTCCTCGACGGGCACCGCATATTGCCGTGCGATATCGCGGATACGTGCCGTTCCGGCTTCGACCTGTGCGCTGGTCGCTTCCGCCGTAATGCCGAGGCGTGTCATCCGCCGATCGAGGTCGGCAAAATCCTGGAACGACCGCTTCGCCGCGCTTGCGCCGCGGTAGGCTGCGTAGGCGCCGCCCAGATAGCCGAGCGCCTTGCGGCTACCGGCCACAAAGCCAGTGGGACCGTGGCCTTCGTCTGGCTTGCCCGGTGGCCGGCGGCCGTCCTCACGCACTTCCTCGCGCACCCGCTTCATGCTGCGCGCCAGTCGTTCCGACGCGGCAGTCGCCTTGCGCAATCCTTGCACCATGCGTTCAAGATGTCGGCCGTCGAGTTGCTGAAGCGTGCGCTGCATCTGGAGCAGCGCACGCTGGCTGGCCAGCGCCTCGCTTTTGGTTTTCGACAGCCCTCGTCCGAGCCGATCGGCCTTCGCCGGGTCTAGCTTCTTAGCGCCGGCTGCCGTCCTTTCCAGTGCAGCGCCGGCTGCGGTCGCCTCAGTCTTAGTTCTGGCGATGTCGCGGGCGAGCTTGTCCGCCTTGGCGCCGTCGAGCTTCTTGGCTGCGGCGCCGACGCCCTCCAGCTCGCGCTTGGCTTCCTTCGCGGGGCCGCCGAGCTGATTGATCAGCCGGAGCCGGAGTGCGACGTCGAGATTGCTCATCTGTCGCCCCTCAGAAAGCCCCAGGTCTGCCTGTCGATGTCATTGGCTTCGCTCCACCACAAAACGACCTCATCCCAGGTCATTGCCATTACGACGGGGAGCGGCGTCGACAGCACCGAGGCGACGCCAGCGGCGAAGCCGCGCCAGTCCTGCATGCCTACGGCGAGTCGAACGCCTCGCGCATCGCACGGGGCAAAAAATCGGCGCTCTCCGCGAGGATCCGCTCGCCGTCATCGCTGTCCAATCCGCGCAGAACTGGCGCCGGCAAGCCTGTCATTTCGGCAAGTACTTCGTAGAGATCGCCATGCCGCCGCGAGGATACGAGGTTCTCAACCTGCACCATCGTCAGACGCCGGATGTGCACCTCGGTGATCCAGCGTCCACCGAGATCGAACGCGTGATCGATCGGCACAACCTTGCTACGGGGGTCGCGGAACGTCAGCTCACCTGTCAGCGGCGGAGGCGCCGGCTTGCTCTTGTCGGCTGCCGGCGTCGTCTCTGTGGCACCGGACACATCAGCGCCGTTCCGGCGTACGTAGTCGGGCGATCCGGGCGGCGGTGCGACGGGCTTAAGCGCCGGCTCGGTGTCGACCGGCGGCGGCAGTTCTTCGGCCATTGAAAGCTCCTTTAAAGCCCCGAGTTCGGTTGCCGGTACCTCTCCCGGCTGCCACGCCCACGGTGTCGCGCTGTTGCTTGCGGTTGGTATTGCCGCTCACGCTGGGACAGGACGTTTGCCCGCTGCCTCCGAAACAAGTCGCTCGTCTCTCCGAGCCGTCGCGTCCATATCTCAGACGTTGCAGCCTCTGACCGCCCAGGGCAGGCCTACTCCGGGGCTCCACGGCGGCTTTGCATGTGTGTCCGACCGCTTCATCACCCCGTTTCGCGCGGGATTTCTCAGCCCGAAATCCGCAGGATGCGGTTGTCGGTCGCCGATCCGATGTTGCTGCCGTAGCCCTGCCAGAAGTTGGTGCCGAAGTTGAACCGGGCGAGGATGCCGTAGCCTTCGATCACGTCTTCGTAGTCGGTGATCGACTTGATCTTGTAGCCGTAGCCGTGCACGCCACGACCCTTCATCTCGTCGGGATCGGCTTCCTGGAAAAGGCCGCGCATGCTGATCGTGCGCTCGCGCTTGGTGCCCGTCAGCTCGTCCTGAATCAGCTCGTAGATGGTGTAGAGCTTGCGCTCTCCCAGCGACATGCCGAACTGGCCGAGCACCGACGGTGGCACGCCCTTCAGGTTGAACTGCAGCTCCAGCGGCTCGATCGCGCCGATCGGCACGTCCAGCTCCATGATGCCTCCACCGGGCAGATGCGCTTCGGTCTTCACCTTCGGCTGCGGCAGCTTGTAGGAGGCGAGCGACAGCCAAAGGTTGATGCCCTCGGCGTACATGTTTCCGGCTTTGCGGACGAATTCCATGGGGCAGCTCCTTACGCGGCGATCGGGGTGAGATTGCCCAGCGCCTGCTGAATGTCGGCGGCCAGCACGTCGAACGCCGAGAGATAGGGCCGCATGCCGATCTGGATGTCGGAGATGGGCGGAGTGTTCTCGTGCGGCAGCTCGATCCGCAGGATGCCTTGGCGCATGTTGGCATTCGGATTGAGGGCGCGATCGAAGTAGCGCGTGTAGCCAACCACCACGCCGAGCCCCACAAGCTCGTCGAGGAAGTACTCGATGGTCTTCACGATCATCAGCGCGTTGTGGGCGGTGAAGTTCTCGCCGCGCCATTTTCGAAGGGCAGCCGGCAGCGCCGCGCGGATCGCGTTCTCGGTGCGCACCTTGTTGATGAAGCGCCAGTTGCTGTCGTTCGAAAGGGTCTCGGAGCCGAACAGCTCTTTGCCTTCGATGAAGGTGTTGACGCCGTTGGAGACCATGAAGTTCGCTTCGTGGTCCACCTCACCGTCATAGTAGGAGACCGGCCGCGCCGTGCCGACGATCGCCGAAGAGGTCTGGTTTTCGGGCGACCAGTAAGGGCCGCCGCGCTCCCGGTCCCGCTTGGCGAACAGCGCCGCGACGGTCGTCGACGCCGGCCGGGTCAGGATGGTGTCGTCGGAGCCGTCCAGCACCGCGAACCGGCGGAGCGCCGGGTCGATGCCGTAGAGATAGCGACCGTTATCGCGCCGCAGCCGCTCGGCCCACAGGGCCGCCTCGGTCCGGTTCAGGTTGGGACCGTCGATCACGGCAATGCCGAGCACCTTCTTGGCGACCGCCGACAGGGCGAGCGCCACCGGATTGGCAACGGGACCGACCGAGACAGTGCCTTCGGCACCGGTGCCGTCGCCAGCAATCGCCATTGTGCAGGTGTTCGGGATGCCGAAACCAGCATCGTCGATGATGACGCTGACCTTACCGCCGGCAATGACGCAATGCCCCTTCGGCTGCACCACGGCGCCAGGCGCATTGAAGGTCACCGTGGCCTGCGTATAGTCCTGCCCCTGGTTGGTCATGGTGGCGACGGTCGCGCCGATCGGCGACTCGTTGCAGAAGCCGGGCGCGATGATGATGCCGGGACGGACGGCAGTCTGCGCCCGAGCGTCCAGCAAGCCCCAGCTGCCGGTGCGGTCGGACGGGTCGCCGATCACGGCGCCGAGCTGTTCGTTGCGCGTCGTCTTCTTCTCGACGCGCCGAATGATCATGCTGGCGTTGATGCCCTCGGCCAGAATGTCGTCGATCGCCATCGACAGCTCGCCGGCATCGCCCAGCGTGGCGATCTTGTCGGCCTCGTCGCCGTACAGATGCACATTGGTGTTGAGTGGGAAGATCGACGGGTTCGCTTCGTCGGCCGGGGCGACGATGGCTATCGTCGAAAAATCAGGCACCTGAACGGTGCGTGCATCCTCGGGCGCGTCGATGAAGCGGACGCCGTGGTTCTTCGTCAGCGCAGCCATTGCGGAGGGCCCCTTGACCTAATCGCGGTTTCGGGGGTGACCGTAGGAAGCGATGACGTAAGTCGGGCCGCTGACAGACGTCAGCGACCCGCGGTGTTAGGCAAACGCGGTGTCAATCTCGGCTGTGGTGGTAATCGCGCCGGCCGCGATCTGGTCCTTGATCCAGCGAGCTTTGAAAATCAACTCTTGCTTCCGGGCGGCCTGGGCCTTGCCCAACTCGATCACCGTCAGAGCATCCATCTGGACCTTGGAATTGTCCATGGCGATCCACTCGAAATCGGCCGCCGGATCGGCCCAGCGATAGTCGCCCGGCTGTGCGCCGGCCGCCAGCGCCAGCGAAGCCATCAGCGCCGCACCGATGATGTTCTCGCGATCGGTAGGCCGAGTTTGATAAACGACACCGCCGAACGTCACGCCGCCGTCGATCAGCTCATCGCGGCGGGACATGGTGTATAAGAGCAATTGAGGCGTGGTGTCCTGAGAGTTACTTTCCCATTCTGATTGGATCAGCCGCTCTTCTTCCGCTGTTAAAGCAACCTCGGCACCGTCCACGATTTTGGTGAGCATCACTTCCTCCGCCCGGTCAGGATGAACTCGCCTGATGAGATCGCGCCGTTAGTGCAGAAGAATCGAAGCCCGTCGAATGCGGCTCCGGCCCTGTACGCGCCGTCGCCGGTGGCGCTAAGCGATGCCCCCTGCCCAAGCCACGCGGCTTGCCACGTGAATCGCGGGACTCCGCTGCCGTCCATCACATGGCATTTGATAGACGCGCAGAGACCAGCAAGGCCAGTATTGGCCAACCCGTCCCCTGTGTTGACCCCCATGTACGTCGCAGTAGCGACATCCCCGCCGACGCCGGTCGCACTCGACGTGAACCGCCACACCCGATGGTCGTAGTCCGTTGAGTTCTGTTGCCATGCCCCAGATATACCGACGCGCAGCCCAAGAATTGCGTTGTTGACGGCGGGGATGATTGATCGAAGCTCGATTCCCCAAGTCTTGAAGTGTTCGGTGTAGAGGTTCGTGAAGTCGACCACGGCGGAATTGTTCGCCGTCGCCGCAGCGATCATCGGCTCCTTCGACAGGCCAATCGCCCAAAACGCTTGTCCGTCGCAAACGATTGTGCAGCTCTCGCCTGGGCAGATCACCTCGGTCGCCTTGCCGTTGACGAGTTCAGAGCCGTTCGGGTCGAACAGCCAGACTCCCGAGCCGGTGTTACGCAAGCGAACCTGGAACGTGTCACCCAATCCCGCCGCTGCAGCGATCGATACCGTATGCGAACCTTGCAGCTCAAAGAACGCATCGTCGTCATCACTTCCAACCGCGAAGTCCGCTGACTTCACGGCCGATGCGCCTCTAATTCCGATGTTCTTTCTGCCACGCACCTTTTGCGCGGCGGTATATCCGCCCACGGCGTCCAACCGCAGACGCGCAGAAAGAGCCTCAACGACCGTCGCGCCGAAATTCGCATCGTTGTTCAATGCGGCTGCCAGCTCATTGAGCTGGTCTAGGGACGATCCGCTGCCATTGACGAGATCGTTCCGCATCGCGAGCAGCGCCGCCATGGTCGCGATCTGGTTCGTGTTTGTTCCGAGAGCGGCGGTCGGTGCAGTTGGCACTCCCGTCAAATGTGCGTCGGCGATCGGCGCCTTCACCGCTGACACGGATGCAATGGCCGCATCCAGGACGTGGATCAGCGCGAGGAGCTTCGCGAGCGTGTCGCCGGAGGCGTCGACTCCGTCGCGCAGCTCGCCGAGGATTGCGATCCGCCGCTCCGGCGTCAGGAACTGGCGGCCGTCCGCCTCTTCCTGAACCGAAGCCGCCGGGACGCCCGTCCGGTAATCCGTCAGCAGCGCCTCGATCTCGGCCGCACGGGGGGCGATCTCTTGTTCGATGACGCGCAGCACACGTGCCACCAGCGTATCGGCACCGCTGCCGAGCTGCTGCAACGCCAGCTCCACCGCGTCGAGCCGCAGGTCGACGTCGAACCGGAACTTGTTTTCTGTCGGCAAGACCTCCGACGTCTTATTGATCCGGTAGTCCGTCTCGAATTTGCGCGCCATTGAAACGCTCTCTGGGGGCGGCTTTAAACCGCGTTGTAGCCGGTGATCTTTGCGCCGTGTTCGGAGGCGAGCAGCTTCTTCAGCAGCGCGCCGGTCACCTCCGTTTCGGACTGCATCCCGAAGCCGACGCCGAACGCCTTGAAGCGGCCGGATGCCTTGACGGCGTAGTAGGACTCGTCGGCGACCTCGACGGGGTCTGCAGTTTCGGTCGTGGTCTTCTTGGTGGCCATGTCTCACTCCGTGGTCTGGACGCGCCGCTCGACGTGGAAGGTCACGCGCGGGTTGTTGGTGGTGCCAATGAAGTCGATTTTGCAGCTACTGATGCCCGGCGCCGCGAAGGTGAAGGTCCAGATTTTCTCGACCGCATCGGCTCGCAGCAGCCCGTCCGGCCCGATCACCGGCTTGGTCTCGACCGCATCGTGCGTCTTCAGCGTTGCATAGCCGGCGCCGTGCAGCAGGCGCGCTGCGATGGTGTGCCGCGCCGCATTCCAGGCGCCGATCGTCGCCTTGACGTAGACGGTGTCGAGGCTGCTGCCGAAGGCGATGACATCGGAGATGTGGCGGAGGTCATCGTCCGCACGGAATAGCTCGACCTCGCTCGCTCCCATGTCGAGGATTGGCATGGCCCACTGGGTGCCGGTGAGCACAAGCCGGAAGTCGTAGTAAGGCGTGACGCCGGAGCCGAACAGCGTATCGTCACCGGCCGGCGCGGCGATCTTCTGCCAGGCGCCGCCGACCTGGAGCTGAAACTCCCGCTTTGCGTTCTCCGGAACGACTTCGGCGTTGCGGATGCGGATGTTGTGAATGCCGCCGTCGAGGTTGATGCCCTGCAGCAGCACCGTGAGCTGCGTGAGCGGGAACTGACAGAATTCGGTGACGTGGCAGAGATCGCGGGTCAAATCGCCGACGAAGAACGCGCCGTCCGTGGTCTCGAAGTAGTTGCCCGAAAGGAACTTCTGTCCCTCCGCATAAGCCACGGTGACGTCGCCGGTCGTGGCGAACAGGTAGGCGTAGCGCTTGCCGGCCTGCAGCATCACCGGGATCGACCAGGGGAAGCGGGTCGCTTCCGGGAAGGTCTTGAACTGCGATGCCGCCAGCGTCGTCTTCGTGAGCATGCGGCCCGGCAGAGGCACGCCGTTTTCGCCGCACTCGACCAGCGCTGCGGTGATCTCGGCGCCGGCCGACCAGGATTCGATCGCCAGCCGCATGCCGGGCGACCAGCGGTCCTGGCTCTGCAGCCAGCTCTGCGACTTCATCACGCCCTGGATGGTGTGCGAGACCGGCGCATAAACGTTGTAGGGCGTCTCGACGGTCGTGGTCCAGAACTTGCGGACGCGCAGGATGGCGTGGCCAAGCCCCCAATTGAACACTTCGTTCTGGTAATTGGCGACCTCATAGGTCTCGTCGCCGATCCGGAGGATACCCTTCGCCGGATCGTACTGGCCCGATTGCCACCACGCCGCATTGGTGCAGGTTTCGAAATAGTCGCCATAAGCCGTCTCCTGCCGGCTCATCAGCATCTGGGTCAGCTCCATGGACTGGTAGACCGTGCCGCCGAGCGGCGTCGACCCGGCCCGTTCCCACAGCTTGACGCCTTCGACCACCTCGTACTTCGGGCAGATGATGCCGGCGCTCGCGTGCATCAGGTTGCCATCGTTCGGGTTGTAGAGCGCCAGCGGGCGCTTGTCCTGATTGGCCGCGGGAAAGCGGATGCCCTCCAGGACGCGGGCCTTGTAGTCCACATTCGTCGGGTCGCTCTCGCGCTCGTCCAGGAAGTTGTCGGCGCTGTAGGGCGAGCCGGTGTCGGGGATGTCGAGCCGGTCCTTGATCGCCGCAAGGTCGCCTTGCATCGCCTGCACGGTGATGCGCGAGACGCTCGATTTCAGCAGTCGAGCAAGCGCCGCAAGGTCATTGCGCAGGCCCGCCATTTCCTGATCGACCAGACCGAGCCGAACCAGCAGAGCGGTGTAAGCCGCGGCCAGTTCGTCGAGCTCCGGCGCCTCGTTGGCGGTGCGCATCGTGACGCTCTCGATGCCGCTCGTTGAGAGCAGGATGTCGGCGATCGCCACGGTGCCGAGCGGAATCGAAGGCTTGACCGGGTTCAAGGACGGTGAGCCCGCGTACGCCTGCAGGATGGCATTGCGAACCTTGGCGCGCGCGGCGGTCTTGACGATCTGCTGAACCACAAACGAGCCGTCCGACTGCGGGACTTCCTGCTCGTACTTGCGGCCTTCAGTGTAGCCGTCCTCTTCGCGGCCTTGGCCGATCAGCACCACCCACACCTTCTGGCCGGCGGTGAGCGGCACGTATTCGGCCAGCGACATCGGCAACGTGGCTTCCATCGCGTACATCGCGCCGGCATCGTAGATGCGGCCTGGCGCAATCTCGATCGCCGAGACGTTGGTTTTCAGCGCGGTGAAACCCTTGTACATGCGGCCTGAGACCAGGAGATCGCCGGTCAGCTGGGAGATGCCCTGTTGCGGCCACTGGCCCATGCGGCCCAGATCTTCTTCGGTGCCTTCCTGGTCGATTTCCCAGGTTACGCGCTTGAACATGATCGCTCCCTTCAGATGCGGATGATGGCACCGGCGCGAACGTTCTCCGGCAATCGAGCAAGATCGCCGTAGGTGATCGGACGGACCGAATTGATGTCGAGATAGACGGTGTCGCGAGCGGCCTGCGTGACCGCCAGGGCGTTGATGGCTTCGGCAATGCGCGCTTCCGGGCCGACCTTGACGAAGCGACCAACCGGAAAGCCGTGCTTGGGCGGTCCTGAAAGATGCGCCAGCACCGTGGCGGTGAACGGTGCGCGCCTGACCCGCGTGCGGCCGATGCGGTTGCGCATGCGCCCGCCGTACTCCGGACGACTGCCGTCAGCGAGGCGGATCGACAAATAGGCCAATTCGTCCGCCCTGTTCCGCTGGATGCCGCGGCCCTTACGAGCCCGGCTGATGAACCAGCCGCGGCCGGGCGGCATCACGTCCCACATCTGCCGCGGCACGACGTCGATCGCCGTGAGGCCCGGCGACACGGCATTCGGCCGGAAGACATCGACGCCCGTGGAGAAACTCAGCGAAATAACGCGAGTGCCGTTGGCCTTGCCGTCGCCGACGAACCGACCGCGGAGCCGCTTGCCGACCTGGAAGGTGCTCCGCAGCGGCGCCGGAATGACGAGACGCTCCGGATCACTCAGGAGCCGTCCAAAGCTGTCGATCCGCACGCCCTCGAACACGAGGCGCTGCACCGATCCATCGGGCCGCCGCAATTCGGGCCGCCGACCGTCGAGCACGATCGACTTCGCCGAATGCGCCCGGAAGCGCCGGCCGACAAAGCGCCCTTTAAGGGTGCGTTGAACAATCGTTCCGTCGGCCTGCAAGAACCGCACTGGCCGGCGCTTAATCGGAAACACCGCCGTGTAGATGCGGATCTCCGGCAGGCCAGCGAGCCAGCGATCGTGCGACTCCTGGGTCGGCGCAGCACCGGCGAAGAACGCGTGTCGCGGCAGCCGGGCCCGAACGAACTCGGCATCGACGTAGCCAAGAGCCATCCGATAGCCGAGCACCGTGGTCTTAGCTTCGTGATAAGCGCGCGACTCGGCGATCACTTGCCGCTTGCGGTGCTCCGGCCATTCAGCCTTCCAGAAGTCGACCGACCATGCCCACGCGAGCAGCGGCAACTGATCGACCGGGCATGCCCACGGGTCCCACAGCGTGCGCAGCTTGGCGGCCTCGGCGAACAGCACCGGCCAGCGCGCGGCGTTGACCAGGCTGTGGCAGCGCTCGGCATCGTTGAGCGTCGGCTGGATCGGGGTGAAATCGGCGGTCATCCGTCAATCCCCCAACTCACAGCGATCGACGAAATGAACGGCGCGCCGTCTTCTCCGCCTTGGATATCGGCGAGCGGCGCCAGCACATCGACATTCCGCACCACGCCCGACTTCGCGACCGCGCCGATCGCCTGCGCGTGCAGCGTTTCGCCAATCCGGTGGCGCTCGGAGCCGAGCGCGGCGATCGCCGTGGTGGCGAGCGCGACCGCCAGCGCCGGATCTGGCCCGCGCGACACCCACAGCTTGACCGCGACCGGAGTTGCCACGATCCGCGCCGGCCGCACCGTCACGATGTCGGTGGAGTGCGAGCCGGCTTCGCCTTCGAACGCCGCCTGGATGTCGCCGATCAGGGTCTCGGCCGGCGAGCCGTCACCTTCGCGGCCGAGGATCATCAGATCCATGTGGCCACCCGGCCGGCGCAGCGGTCGCACGTCCTTGACGCGATCGCCGAACAGCTTGCGGACGCGCCAGACGTAACCGGGCGGTGTGAGTCCGAACAGCGGCCGGGCTTCGTCGGACATCTGCGCACGCTCGCGCAGCTCCGCTTCGCTTTCCAGCACCTCCGGCGTGGTGTCCGTGGCCGGCGCCAGCACCAGGCGCGAGGTGGCCTTGTAGGTGACGGCCAGATGGTCGAGGTCGGCGCTCACCGCAGTCGCGAGCCGCAGCGCGTTGGCGTGATCGTTGATCGCTTGCCCGATCTCGGTCTCGCCGAACGCGAACTCTTGCTCGAGCACGACGTTGGCGTCGAACTGCGTGAGCGGGTTGCCGTCCGCGTCGATCACGTCGAACAACGGCAGCGTCGGGTCCTTCGCGCGCGCCGCATCCCACAGAGATCGGAAATTCCGCAGGCGCGCCGTCAGCGCCGCCTCGTAGTCGATATTGACCAGCGTCGGCGCGCCGATGCGCGACAGGTCGAGCGATGCGGCGGTGCTCATGCGCTCACCGCTGCGGATCCACGCGCCAGCGCCGTCACCGGCACGCGCATGTCGGCGTCTTCGACCACCGAGTAATCGCCGAGGTGGCCGTAAGGGTAGAACAGGTAGGAGAAGATGAACGCGATGGCGCCGTTGCGGCCGTCGACCAGCTGCGGCGCGACTTGCTTGAAACGCACCGCCGGCTCTTGGCTGTGGACCGCAGTCACCATCGCCGAATAGGCGCGCATCACGTTGATGGCCGTCAGGTTCTCGCCGCGCAGAGGCGCGAGATCGGCCCCGAGGTCGAGGCGCATCACCCTTGTGTCCAGGCGCGTCGCCAGGATGCGGCGCACGCAATGCTCGGCGTGCGCCCGGCCGCGCAGAATGCGGCCCGTGCGCGCGTCGACACCGGTCCTGGTGGTGCGCTCCGCCATCGCTTACTTGGCCCGCTTCTTCGCGGGCGCGTCGGTTTCGGCCGCCTCGGGCTGATCCGGGTTGTCGGCCGAGGCAATCGGCTGCTCGACCTCCGGCTCGACAGTCACGGGCTGCTCTACCTTGGACGGGGCCGCATCGGCCTCGGCTGGCTCGATGCCACCCCAGCCGCTCTCGGCCTGATACTCGCGCTCGGTCAGCGCGACGACGTCGCCGGGCTTGCGCATGATGCCGCCGATCGGCCGCTTTGCGGTGATGCGATAGCTCTTCGTCTCGGTCGCCATGGTGGTCACCCTGCCTTTGCCTTGACCCACTTCGCCGGACCGTCTTCGGTCTGGGCCTTCGGGGTTGCTTTCTGGTCTTTCTCCTCGACACCGAGGTGCCAGAACTTCGAGCCCTTCGAGACGAGGAAGCCATCTCCGCCCTCGATCACAAAGTTCACGGCGTCGGCCTTCAGCTCGATCTCGTTGCTGCCGACCTTCAGGCCGATCAGCCCGTCCTTGATCACCAGCTTGGCGTTGCCGATTTCGAGCACGAAATCCTCGTCGCCCTTCGGTGCCGGATGATCGTCGTCGAACGGTGCGCGGATCGCCTGTGAGCCGGTGCCGATCACGCCGGACGGCGACAGCAGCGTGTAGCGCTGGCCTTCCGAGGGCTTGACCTTGATTTTCAGAGCGCCGGAGGACAGCGGCTGCACCGTCACCCAGGGCGATTCCACCGGCTTGTCGTCAGCGTCGCGGCCGAGCTCCAGCCGCACCTGCCAGTCGTCGCCTTGCTTGCGGACGCCGTCCTTGATCACCTTGCCGTGCATCAGCACGCGCGCGACGCGCTGGTCGACCTCGACGATCTGCTTTTCGAGAGCGCGGAGATAACGGCGGAACTGGACGACATCCGGATCGATGGTGGTCATACCGGTGCCCCATCGCTGTCGTCGATCGGCTCGCCGTCGGAGCCGGAGATCTCCGGCTCGCTGATCACCGGCCGTTCGAGCGGGCTGGAGCCGAGGGTGTAGAGGCCCTGTGTCCAGGTGACGACGTAGTACGCTGCGCCCTTGGCGAACGTTTCGCTCGTGAACAGCGGCCGGGCCTCGACCTTCTCTGGCGAGCTGATCCCGCACTGGAGGCCCCAACGGTGTCCGTCGATATCGCCGAGGATCTGCAGCACGCCTAGTGACAGCGCGTGCGCAACCTCCTGCCGGGGCACAGCCTTTGTGCCCACCACCGTCTCTGCCGTGATGACATACACGGCAACCTCGACGTCGAGGTTCCAGGAGCCGTCGAGATCGCCGTCGAACTTCCAGCGAATGGCAGCGACCGCCAGCATCGGCGGATTGAAGATATCCTTTTCGATGATGTCGGAAACGTCGATCCGGCCCGGATGCTGCCGCACCGTCACGTCGGGAAATAGCACCTTCAAACGCGCTTCAACGGCGTCGAGAAAGATCACCAGGGCAGCACGTTCCAGCCGCTGCGCGATCGTGGCGGGCTCGATCATTGGCCACCTCCGAGCTGGCGCTCGACGAACTTGGTGGCGAGCCGGTCGATCTTGGCTTCGTCCTCGGCCGAGATGCCCACGAACGGCCTGGCCGGGATGGTGACGCTCTTCTTGCTGACGTGCCGGCCGCCGACCACGAACGACAGAAACTTGGCGTTCTTGGCGTTGATCACCGCGCCGTTCTGGTGGACGTGCGCGTATTGCCACGACGCACCGACTTCGGTCTCGGTCGCCGACGCCGTCCAGGCGATCGAGCCCAGCAGATGCTGGCCGCTCTGCATCAGGGTCGAGGTGCCGGCGAGGTTCGGCGCCCACGGCGTGCCGTCCGGCGCAGTCTTGGTCGAGAGGATTCGCTCGCGGGTCGAGAATTCCAACCGCGCGCCGATGTCGGACATCAGCGGCTCGGTGTCGACGTTATCGAGCCCGCCCAGCCGCGCCAACGCGGAAGTCAGGTCGCTGATATCGACTTCGATCAGGACGCCCGCGTCCATCACCACCCCCGCAACCGGTCGCGGGTCATCACCCGCTCGTTGGCGATCACGATGGCCTCGTTCGGCGAGACGCTGCCGGCCGGTTGGCCGCCGCCAGAGCCAGTGCCGCGGCCGCCGGGCCCGTCGAAGGTGAGCGCAGCCGTGCCTTTGCCGATCGCATTAAGCCGCGCGATGGCGACGTCGTAGCGCTCCTTGACGCGTTCGCTGGAGCGTCCGAACGACAGCGCCACCCGGTAGAGCGCGACGTCGATGGTGTAGATGCGAAGAATGCCGCGGCTGTCGTCGTCGATCCGCTCCAGCTCGTCGCGGGTGTAGCGCGCCGCCAGGATCGCCCGCACTTCGGCGGTCGCGTCGACCAGCGACGCTTCGATCCGGCTGTCGTCCCGCTCGCGCGTGGTCTCGTCCGCGGCGAGCACAGTCGCCTCGGCCGGATAGCGCGCCAGAACGTCAGCAAGGGCGGCGAAGGTGGTCATCAGGAGCGCTCCGCCGCGATAAGCTCTTTGAGCACGCCAGGAGCGGCGCTAGCGAGTACGGCAACGGCAACCAGGCGCATGTCATTGCAGGGATCAGACGCGCCGGATTTCTCGCACGCGCATTCGCCCTTGTAGACGCGTCGGCATGCGGCGATCGCCGCCTCGGCGATGGCCCCGCGGGTGACGGGCGTCCTTGACGGTTTGCGCACGGCGGTCACCGGATTTTCTCCTCGGGGCGATCGGCGCGCTGCGGCATCAACACGGCGCCGACATGGTGCAGCTCGGTGCGGGTCACCGGCTTCGAAGCGCGGCGGATGTCCGCAATCACTCCGTCAAGGAAGCCCGCAACGAAGCTCAGCGCATTGGCCGCGCCAGCAGGACCGGAGCCGACCTCAGCCACTACATGCTCGATGACGTCGAGCACGGTGTCTCCGCTTTTGTAGGCGTCCTGGCCATCAACGAAATTGGCTCGATTGAAATCGGGGGCAGCGTTCGACACGGGCTCACCTCTTTGGCCGAAGGGCGGTGCCGGGGGCGCTTACGCCCCCGGCGAGGCGGACGGTGTCCGCGAGGTGCGCGCGTGACGGCCTGCGCGCACGAACTCAGTCGGCCCAGGGCTCCTCGACCGCGCCGACAGCAAAGAGCTGGGCGTGTTGCGCCTTGGTGAGCGAGATCTCTTCGCCGGCGGCGCAGAGCTCGCCGTCGTGCATCACCTCGCGGGTGACGACGTGATCTTGCATCGTCTTCTTGGCGGCGCGCTCCGCGGCCTTCGCCGCCTTGGCCTGTTCCTTCGCCTCAGCACCTGCCTTGGCCTTCGCCTCGGCCGCTTCCTTGTCGGCCTTCGCCTTGGCGGCCTTCGCCTTGGCGGCTGCAGCCTTCTCGTCGTCGGTCTCGTTCGCCATGCTCGCCCCCGACTACGCGACCGCGTTTTCGATGAAGTAGCCGGCGTCCTTGGCGACGATCAGCTCCTTGACCTTCTCGCCGACGCGAATCCGTTCGCCGCCTTCGAGCCCGATGTCCGGGTCCTGCAGCGTGCCGGCGATGCGGGTGCCGCACTCGGCCGTGAAGCCGAAGGTGACGCCGCGCTGGTTGGTGGCTGCCGGGTCGATGTAGAGGGCGGAGATATGCTTGCCCCACACCCGGTCGAGCGACGCGGTCTGGCCCTTCTTGGCGGTGTTGACGAAGCTCTCGCCGACCAGCACCTGCTTGATCTCCAGCAGCGCCGCCAGCTCCTCACGGGTGATGATGCCCTTGTTGGTGAGGTTGCCGCGGACGGCGTTGACCAGATGCGGATGGCTGCGCAGCTTGCTCCACACCGCCTGGCCCATCACCAGCGTGTTGGCGCGGAACACCAGCGTGCCTTCGATCGCCCCGAGCAGCGTTTCGATCGGCGTCGAGTTGGTGTAGTCCGACAGTTGTGACGTGCCCGACAACGTCACCTTGCGGCTGTAGTTCGCGGAGGTCTGGATCAGGTTGGCGACGCGGACTTCGCGCGCCAGCTGCACCATGTTGGTGACGCCTTCGGTGGCGCGGGCCCGCGGATCGTAGTTCGACAGGCCGGCGGCGCGCTGACGCTCGGCTTCCTTGATGTCCGAGTTCGGCACCATGTCGTCGAGGCCATGATCGTCGGTCGAGGCGTCTTTTTCGGTCGCGGTGAACTCGACCCGGTTCGGCGACGACATGCGACCAACCTTGGTCTCGGGGAACGAGAAGCCCTCGGCCAGCGGATATTCCAGCCACTTGAACTTCTCGCTCCCGACCGGGACGCGCGGCAGCACGCGATCGGCGATCAGCGTGACGGCCGGATTGGTGTAGCCGATCGCGATCGCGGTCAGCACGGGGTTGGTGACGAACGGACGATTCGGAGCCATCTGGCACACCTTCGGTTTGAGAGCTTCACCCGCGCTGGCGGGCCGGATTTGGTTGCGGGGCGCGGATTTGAACCGCGGACCTCCTGGTTATGAGCCAGGCGAGCTACCGGGCTGCTCTACCCCGCGGCGTTGCTGCTAACCGGAAGCCGGCACGTAGACGGCGCCGGCCGAGACGATGATCGGCACGATGTCGCCTTCGACACCGGAGAGCTGGATTTGTCCGATGGTGCGAACCGTCTTCGCCGCCGCAGCCGGCGCCGGCAGCGCCACGGCTCGTCCCTGATCGTCGGATGTCACCAGCGCACCACGATCGAGGTTGCCGCCGAGCACGACCTCGGCAGGGCCGTGCTGCACGACATCGACAACGCCGCCAACTGCTGCACCGGGCAGCGTGGCAATGCCGATCAGCGCGGCGGTGTTCGAAGCACCTTCGATCGCCGCCTGCTTGCTGGCGTGGAAGGCGACGATGCGATTGCCGCGGATCGCGGCGTCGGCGGTAAGAGCCTTGATGCACGGCATGTCAGTCGATGCTCCCGTTGTTGGCCTGCACGCAGGCATCGGCGAGCGACAGCTCGCGGCCTGACTTCTTGGCCTCGTCGATCAGCGCGCTCGCCTTAGCGAGCAGATCGCCGGTCTTGGGCACATCGGTCCCTTCGGGCTTGCGCTCGTCGAGGTTCGACGCCTGCAGCGTTGCCGGCGTCGAGGCGAGCAACGTGGTGACCTGCGCAAGACCTTCGGCCGTGGCACACAGGCCGGCGTAGTGCTCGCGCTGGGCCGGGACGATCTTCTTGTCCTTCAGCGCGCCGTCGAGCAGCGCCTTCACCTTGGCGTCGTGATCGGTCTTGTCGCGGTCCGCGAGCTGGGCCGTCAGCGCGGTGACGCGATCGTTGGCGGCGGTAAGGTTCGCCAGCGCCTGGTCGTGCACCGCCTTGTCGACCTTGCCGGTCGTCAGCGTGGTGATCGCCGAGAGGCACGCGGCCTCGTCGGCACCTTCCGCGAGGCCGAGCGCCTTCGCGATTTCTTTCGGCATAGGGGGCTCCTGAGGGGTGGTGAGAGAGGCAGAGGCGATCGCCGGCATCGCCAGCGCTGGCGCGGCGACGAGCGCGATCGAATGCAGCCAGGTCGCGAGACCGGCGGTGTGGTGGAAGGTCGGCGAAATGTAGCGGTGCGTTTTCTTCGCGAGCGCGTCCTTGCCGGCGTCCAGCATGTCGACAAGCGCCCACGTTCCATTGGGCCGCGCTTCTAGCTGAGAGATCCAACCAACCGCGTCGGCGCGATCGCCGTTCTTTGCTTTCAGCGAGATCGCGTGATCGAGATCCGCCGGCACATCCACAGCGTCGGCCTTGAAGCGCGCAACGAGGCGCTCCGGTTCAAAGGTGAAGCGGCGTCCATCGCGCACCTGCACTTCGCCGCGCGGTGTCACCTGCACCCAGCGCGGCCAATCGCCCTCCGCGGAGAGCGTCGGATCGACGGCAAGCGTCGTCACGCCGAAGGCGATGCCGGGCTGTTCGATCTGGGGGGGGCTTGCGGAGCGGTGCGTCATGGGTGCATCAATAGCCGTGCACCCCGGCCACTCGGGCCGCTGACAGATGTCAGCCACCCCACTTCAGGGCCGATCCGGCCCGCAGCCGCACAATCACCCCGACCATTTCCAGATAGCAGCCGCGTTAAAGCGGTTATCTAACGATCTGGTGAGTTTTTTCCCGGACCACGCCCGATCGCGGGCGCCTGCCGCGAAAACGCATGGGCGGGCTTCCTAGCGGCTCCC